TGTTCACGTTCTGCGGCGCCCTGTGCCGCTGCCTGTGCAGCGGCTTGCTCTGCCATTGCCCGCTCATACTCCCTTTGCTGCTCCTCCTGCTCGCGTTCATACCGCTTTTCAGCAGCACGTTGCGAATAAAGCTCCGCAAGGGACGTAGAGAGTCTTTTCGTTGTATCTGCCATAAAATGCACCTCGTTGTTTGTTACCCAAAGAACTTATTATAGAGCTTTGTGTAGTGGTCTCCGTAAGAATTTTTTTCACGCTTTTGAACAAGGTAAACATTCCCGTCCTTTTTATAGTAAATCTGCCCACGCAAACCAAAAACCGAGCCCTCCGCAACATCGCTCGACGGAGAGAGAATTGTGGAATCAGTTACCCGACCGCCTGATTCGATATTGTATCTGTTTCCGCTTCCGTCTTTAAGAGAGAAATTGTTTCCTGCCTTGTCCATATTGGTAGAGCCAAATATCCACCAACCGCCGTCATTCCTAAACGAAACGTCGTTTGTAACAATCTTGTAGAGATTGTCATACGTTTTCTGCAATGCTTTTTTGTTTTCCTCGCTCGTCCACTCGTTATTGAGAATCTTGTCAAGCTGTTTTTTCGCCTCGGTCGCCGACATACTGCCCGAATTGAAAAATGCGTCGGAGGTATCAATTTGCGAGTTCCATTGCTCTTTCAGTTTGTTGTAGTCCTCGTCGCTGATCTGCCCGCTTTGGTGCAGATCGTCGATTTTGTTTGTATCTTCGGACGCCACATCACCACTTTCAACAAGCGCTTTGCTGTACTGCGCCATGAGCTGATTGTACTGTTCCTGCGAAATGGAGCCTGTATTGAGCAATGTCTCCAAATACGAAACATCACGGTCTGCGACGTAGTCAGAAATCATTTGCAGAGCTTCTGTGTAAGAAATAGCCTGCTGATCTGTCTTGTACTTGTCCGCCGCCGCCTGCAACTGCGCAATTTGCGTTTCGTCAAGACCATACTGTGCTCCGAGAGAGGCAAGCTGTTCAGAGGTATATTCACCCGAATTTGCCGAGGTAAGCAAGGCAGCGTAATACTGTTTTTTCTGCTCTTCAAGCTCTATTTTATCCTTTTCGAGATTCATCATGTTCTCCGTATAGGACAATTCTGCCTGCAACCTGTTAGACTCCGCTTGTGCATTCGCCCCCTGCGTCTCTGCCCTCTGTGTAGCATAAGCCTGCTGATTAAGATAATCACTGTACCCGCTGCCCGAAAGCCCCATAGCGGCAAGCTGTTCTGCATTTGCGCCATATGTGGCTTTGTTCTGTTCGTAGCTTGACCGAGCGTCAATCACGCCACGTTGACGCTCGGCTTCAATTTGAGCAAGGAGATCTTCGTACTGCTGTTTATAGAGTCCCTCTTGTTTGTTCAGGAACTCCTCATATGTATCGACCTCTCCGCTACCTGTCGTAGAGCCTCCTGTTGAGCCTGTGGAGCCCGTCGCGCCTGTTCCGCCCGATGTATCGGGAGAACTTTCCGTCGGCGTCTGCTGCGGTGAAGCGGCGGCGGCAAGCTGCTGTCCGTAAGTCATCGGAGTAGTAGGCTGTTGGGCGGCGGCGTTCAAAAGATTTGCGGAGTATGACACATCGGTTCTTTCCTTGATACGTGGCATACTCTCCACATTCGGGTTGCCGAGGATAGCGCCCTCATTCGTTACGCCGCCCGTACCTGCTCCCGCTCCTCCAACGGGTTGTAAATTCACAAGATTATCCCTGTACGACAAGTTCTGCGGCAGGGAAACCTGCGGGTTTGAAACGCCGCCTCCGAGAAGATTGTCGCTGTACGATGTGCTGATCGCGCTTTTCTTTTTCGTTCCCGAGGACGATTCGCCCCCGAGAGTTGACATCGAAATTTTATTGCTGACCGCCATTTGCCTGTCCTCCGTTATTTATTTGAGCTATGAGGTACGACTCGTAAGCCGTCCTGTTTTGTTTTTCCGTTTCGAGGTCTTGCTGTGCAGCCGCCGCCTGCTGCTGTGCGAGCAGAAGCTCTTGCTGCCGCGCGATCTCGTCTCTGATACGCTCCACATTTTCATGCGCCCACGGGTAATGTGCCTGCTCCATGTTCTGCCAAAAGATGAGCAGCGTCTGCGGGAGTCGTATATCGCCATAGGCACCCTGCTGAAAGTTCTTTCTGTTCTCCTCCCATAAGAGCTCACGCTGCTTGTCAACGTCGATTGAGGCGTCGGCAGAAAACAGGTACTCGTCGTTGTAGTACCACTCGCCCGCCTCGTCGCGTTCGATAAAGTCGTAGCGATTGAAAATGCGATTTTGCATACGCCCCTGTGCGTCCTTATACGTTGCAGGGCGCGGCTCATCGGCATACGCGAGGAAATACTGAAAGATAATCTGATCTATCTCGGCATACGCGGCGTTCTTCATCTGCCGCTTACTGTCAAGGCGTCCCGCCGCCTGCTGCACCTGAATCTGCTTTGCCTTGCCGCTCTGCGCGCTTGAATCGTACTGCCCCTGAAAACTGTCCGTAATGCCGAGAATACGCTTTGCCTGATCGTAGAGCCGTTCAGCCTGCGCGATGTCGCGGGAAATATCGACCTGCAAATCGAGCTTGCCGAACAGTTTGAAATTGCTCTGATCCGCACGGAAAACCTTTTTGAAAATGGAGTTGTCGTACTCAATAGTCGCGTCCTCGGGCGCAATAGGATAAACGCCCGCGCCAAGCAGCTTTTCGTTGATACGGCTCTCAATCTTGTTGATAGCCTGCTGCTGCGGGCGAATGAACTCACAGTCCGATTGCCCGAGCAGGCTGTCCTCCTCCGAGGTGTTCTTGCGAATGACGATAGGCAGGATATTCGGCGTATAGAAAGGCAGCTTTGTCGGCTGCATTTTCGGCACCTGCACGTCCACAAGCAATGGCAGGAGCATACCGCTCGAATCATCGAAAATCGGCTGTCCTGTCTCGTCCACCGCCTGCTGCTTGACGGTTTCCATAACGATTTGCCCGTCCTTGATGACTTCGCACTCCGCGGGAATGACGGAGCCGTCCGAACGCTGAATATCGCGCACGACCTCCTCGCAGTCCTCGTCTTGCAGCTCATAATCGGGCTTTTCGCAGGTGCAGAGCTCTTTGCGTTTTCCACACTTTTTACAGATGTACCGCTTGCGGGCAAAGTAGTCCTCGATGTCCGAGAGCTCCGTATCGCCCGACCAAATGTACTGACATACCTTGTCCGCGTCGTTCTTGTAATAACAGATATACAGCGTCGCGGTCTTATCGTCCGCGTTGTCGTCGTTCTCGCCCTCGTCCGCCACGTCGAAAGTAACACCATACTTGCGCACGATCTCCTCTTTCGTCGTTTCAAACTGAATGAAGCAGTATTCCATGTCCTTGACGTCATAAACGCTCGGCTGCCCCGTAAACCTCTGCGGAGAAAGGCAGCTCACGCGCACATCGCCGACCGTGTTATGCGTGGTAATCGAATTGTCCCACTCGATGAGCCACACGGAGCCGCCGTAAATCGGGTTGAAACGCTCGTCCATGTCGTTGAGCTTTTCAAACGGCAGCTCGTTGCGCTTGTTTCGGAGCAAGGTTTCAACGCTCTTTGCGTTCCGCTCGTTCTGTTCGCTCCACATTTTCGGCGATACGGACGGGTTAGGCAGATAGCTTGTTACCTGACTTTCCACAAGCTCGTAGGTTACGTTGCGCACCTGCGAAGCGTCCACATCGGAGCCGTCGATTTTAGCGCTGCCTTTGTACTGTTCGAGGTGCTGTTTGAGCTTTTCATAGAACACGTCCGCATTTGCGCGCGCGTCCTCGTACAAGTCCTTGAAAAAGGACAATTTCGTGTTTCCGTTCAGATCAATTTTCATAGCAATGGCACTCCATACCGTTTAATGATAATCTGCCGCTCCTCCTCACTCGCGTTCAGGTAGTCCTCCAAGATGTCGGGACGGTACTTGACCTTTTTCGGAGCTTTCGGCTGCGGCGGCTGCGTCCAATAGATTGCAAAGTATCGCAGGGCGTCGGGCGCGTGCGTGAGTTCGTGCGGCTCTTTTGCCGCGTCCTCGGGATCCTTTTCGTCGATGAGGAGCTGCGGCAGCGTGCGTATGAGGTTTGTGCAGGTGCGGAATATCTTTAACCGCGTGTAGGTCTCTCCGTTCGGAGCGACGCGCTCTTTGAGCAGTTCTTTGATAGCGAGCCAACCTGCATGGCGGTCGTTGTTCGACTTCACAAGTTCGAGCCCGTTCTCATAGAACAGCAGAGCTCTGCTTTTGCCCGTCTCCTGCGAGCGATTCCACAGGTCAGGCGGAGCGAGCCGCAGTTTCGGCTTATACCAAGTCTCCACGCTCCCGTCCTCTTTCTCGTGCAGCTCCGCAAGTTTGACCTTTGCCGCTGCGTCCGAGATGATAAGCCCGCTTTGGTAAATCTCATGGAATACATAGGCGATATTGTCGTTGCTGATTGCCACCTTATAATGCGCGAACATATCGAGCCCGTAGTCCAACGTGTTGTAAATCGTCCAATCTTCGGGGATTCGGAACGGCTCGCAGGTGTGCTTGCTGTAATCGAACTCGGGGAAGTAGCTGCCTCCGAGGTTGGAGAGAGCCTCCTCCGCCGTGCGCGGGTACTCCTGCTTAACCATGACGCCCAAATCTTTGGCTGTCCTTTCGTACCACTCCTGCGTTCTGCGAGGATCAGAAAACACAGAGAGGAATATCTTGTGAAAGGCGTTGCCCTCTATCCACAGACTCTCAAAGAGCGTGCCCTTTTTGATTGTGGATAAGCCGATGACCTTGCCGCCCGTCGGTCGGTTGATTGTCGGGTACGCGGAAGTCCAAATCTCCTCTGCATACTCCTGAAACGCCCACTCGTCAAGCAGTAGGATATTGCCCGTAAAGGAACGACCTGCCGACGGCGACGAGGGAAACGCTTTGAACGTAGAAACGAGCTTGCCGCTCGTATCTGTTATGAGCACCGATGTAGCCGTTGCGCGCCACACCAAGCCGCCCGCTTTCAAAATCTCGGGCTGATTGTCAAGAATGACGCTCATGCGGCGTACAAGCTCTTTTGCGTCGTCCTCCGTCTTTGAGAGAGCAACGACCGTATGCCCGAGGTTGAATACGAGGTCATGCGTGCAGTAGTAAAGCGCGATCCACGTTATGCCCATTTGTCGTGCTTTGAGTATCAGATTGAGGCGGTGCGTATCAAAGTCGCGGAGCGTTTGATTCTGCGCCTCCCACCCCTTGAAAGGAATGATGATCTCGGGAGAGTCCTTGTCCTCGATGACGCAGTAATTATTCGCCCAATAAACGACGTCGCTACGGCAATACTCAAACTCTGCGCGCATGATGTCCCGTATATAGTCGTTGTAATCGACGGCGGCGGCTTTACTCTTTCTTTTCCCCGTCATGGAGCCGCCTTTCCACCCGCTCTATGAGTGCGCGCGTCTTATCGTCCAAGCCGACGCCCGAAACGCTCGTCTCGACCTCCTGCTTGTCTTTCTGATTGTGATTGTTCACCGCCTCGAACTTCGCATATATCGGGTTATACAGCCCGCGCAGAGCGTTTGACGTGAGCTTTCCGAGCTGTATTTCTTTCGCGCGTGCGTAGCAGTCCTTAAATCGGGGGTGCTGTTCACACCAATTTTTCAACGTCCCCGTCGTTACGCCTATGCTCGCCGCAAACAGCTCGAAAGTCGGGTATGCAGCAGGCAGCATGATTGGCGTCCTTGCAACGACGTTGCCCTGCTTGTCAAAGACCTCTTTGTACTGAATATCGACGTCGGGCTGATTGAAGAACTCCATGAGCTTGTCGCAGTATTCCTCTTTGTACTTGCAAGCCGCCTCGTTCTCTTTCTGAAAGCGTGTTTCTTCTCCGATTTTATTGCCCTTGACGAATTGCCCTTTGGCATTTCTCTTTTTCGTCCCTACGGGCTTTTTTGTCTGACTCATTCTGTCTATCCTCCGATAAAAAACAAAATGAGCCCTGTTACTCCGTTTCGGAATAAAAGGGCTCTAACCTCAAAGGGTATTCGGCACATTATCTACTTACTATATTACCACAAACTTTTGCGCTTTTAGTCGCAATTTATTTTTCTTTTGGCTCACCTCGGCTCGATAGCCTATATACTTGTATATAATTATTTACACTCTATTTTACAGAGTATTATATACAGAGTCTAAATATAAGCTATACGAGCGCGAGGTTTTTTGCGATGTCGTAGATAAGTTTCTTTTTTCGCTTGTAGTATGTATTCTTTGATATGCAGTAGGACGCAGGCGAAAAATCATAGCCTCGTCTGTTCTGAATGTCCCGCAGCATATCCTCCCTGACGCCGATCTCTATGTCCTCCAATGCGGCGTCTATGATTGCGTTGAGCTCCACATATCGCGCCAAAACCGCACCCGTAACATTGCCGTACTTTATCGCCCGTTCGCGGCGGGCGTAGTCGGCACATATCGTCTTTACGATCTCGACGACCGATGACGGCAACTCGAATTGAAAATACATTTTCGGTTTTGGCATAAGCCTGTTTCCTCCCCTATGCCGATAACTTTAATCGGCGTTGTCGAATCTGTTTTCCTTGTCGGTAGCCAAATTCATAGCTGCTTTGACCGCCTCCACGTCAAGCATAGCCTTTGCCGCAGCTATTGTATCGAACGTCTTGTCGGTGATTTCCTGCTCGCTCTTGCAGAGGCGAATACCGACGGGCAGAACGGCGGAGTTGCGGACAAACGCGAATATTTGCAGGCGGAGCATTTTGTTCTCCTCGCGCGCCTTGTCGAGCGCGTCCGCAAGCTGCTTGTTTGCCGCTGCCGCGAGGCGGTATTCCTGCTTGTAGGTCTCAAACTCGCAGAGCAGCTTTTGCAGCCCTCCCGCATTCCGCACCGACTGCAAAAGATATAGATTCGCTTTGGGCTCCGCCTTTTTGCACGCCTTGCCTGACGCCATGCGTCTGATAGGCACCTCCTGCCCCCACTTATCAATGCGGCTCCTTTTCAGCTCGCATTGACCGCGGCGAGAGGCACCGTCGGTGATGAAGTATTTACAGTCCTTGCAGGTCTTAACCTCATCGCTCATTCTTCCACCTCGACTTTAAGCTCACCGCCTCCGTCCGCGAGGTCTTTGAAAGCCTCGCCAAAGCACATTTTCAGCGCGACTTTGAGCTCCTCTGCGGTCTCCAACCCGAACTCGTTAAGTAAGTTCTTGCAATGCTCGTCGACAAGAGTAACTGAAATTTTTACCTTCATTGCCTCTCCCCCGCTCCGTTCACGCAGAAGTTTTCCCACTTCTTGTAAGCGTCCACATAGCACCGCTTTTTGTCGCCGTCGTATGTAAGCTCATAATACATACCGTCTTTGAGCGTTGTGCTCGCAAGAGCTTTGTTGTTTTGCAGGACTTTGACCTGCCACACGATGAAAACGTCGTCCTCGCTGATCTGAATGACGTCCGACACGTCGAGGTGCGCGTTCGCGTACTCACAGACTACCTTTTTGACGAGAGCCTGAAATTCCTTGTCGCCCATATCAGTTATGCCTCCATGTCAAAATTCTCGTGTTCAGAATACCCGAATACCGCAGCATGACATCGAGCTGCTCGCGCATTTGTCCGATCTGCCAAAAGCCTGCAATTTTTCCCGCCCTTTCTTCATCTTCGAGAAAGGCGTTGAGATTGACGATTTTCTCGTCGAGGGCGCGCTTTTCCTCCACAAGGCGGGAAAACGGCGTGCTTTCGCTGCTGTCGCAGCAGCAGACGGGCTTTTCGTCGCACACAGCGGCAACTTCGGGGTTGTTGTTGAGTTCTTTCATGATAATATCTCCTTTGCCTTTCGGCTTTTTAATAACTGATTTTGACATCGTGGACGGGATAGGACGGCTCCGCCTTGTTCTCCGTCAACTGACCGCGTTTGTGATTGCTACAAAACATGATTTCGTCCCCGATTTTGGCATAGATGTTGCCGTGCTCATCGCGGAAGTAATCATACCCTGCGAACGTCTCTATGTACTTTGCCTGCGTCATCGCGCCGCCTCCCTGACGGTCGACGGGGCGTGCATGAACTCCGAGCAGACTATCCGCACCTCTGTTGTCTTGCCGACGATGTTCTTTTGAATCTGCTCGCAATCGTGCTTGTATTCCTCCGAATACTTGCAGACGCTTTCCTTTGCGCAGCAGTTACACTTATAGCTCGTGTTCATTGAGTACCTCCTTGACGATTTCGTCTATCTTGTCTGCCATTGTGGACGGTATGAGCTCGTCGAACTCGTAGTAGAATGCCATTTTGATACGTTCTGCAACGTCCTCGACCGCTTTTTTCAGCCCCTCTTGCAGGTTTGTATTTTTCTCTTTGAGCATATCAGCCCGATTTTTTTGCATTATAGCGTCAGTTTTAGTTTCATCAGCTTTATGCCAAAGGGTAGTGATTTTGGCTTCGAGTACCTCGATCCCTTCCACGACCTGCTCTTTCCACTTTACCGCAACTCCCTCCGCGTCCTCACATACCGTGGTAGGAGCAAAGCCCATTTCGTCGAACTCAATCATCAAATCAAGCAGGCGATCCTTTATGTTGACCTCCCTCCTCGAAACAGGCTCTCTTGGCTGCTGAATTGTGGGAGGCGTAGCCCCCTGCCTGTAAGGGATCACAAGCACGTCATCTCCGACGCTGCTTTTCAGTTCATCGAGATCGACGCTACCGTCCTCCACGAAAATAAAGGTTTTAATCATGTTTGTTCCTCCTCGTTTCTGCTCTATGCTTTGCGTCGTATCGGTTATGGCACCTCTGACACAACGCCCGCAGGTTGTCGGGGCTGTTGTGTTCGGGCGTATGGTCGAGGTGTGCAATCGTCAAAACGACACGACTGCCGTCCCTGACGGCGTAGTTCTCAATGCCACAAAACTCGCATTTATTGTCTGCGCGTTCCAAAATCGCGGCTCGTATCTCTTTCCAATTCGCGGGGTAACGCCCGCGATTTTCAGGCTTTATAGGCATTTACCCCTCCTTGTAGGCTTTCTTTGCCTCGTCGATGTAGTTCTCTATCATTCTCGACAATTCGTCGAGTCTGTCCTCCATAAACGCAAAGTCGTTGAGCTGCTCTTTGTAGGCGTTCAGTTTCCGCGTCCTGTAATACTCCGCAACCTCGTCAAGCTCCACGATTTCAACGGTTTGAGGGCAGTTTTCACGACCGTTGAACCCCTCCACGAGCGCAGCGATGTCCTCATCGGTCTTTCCGCGCGCTTTGAGCAGCTCATAGTCATCGCCGCCGTCTCTCACGATCTTCTTTGTCTCTTTGTCCCTGTAAATGATTACTTTCATGCCGTCCTCCTATATCCACCGCACCTCTGTTGTCCCCGTGTAGCCCTTTTGCCACACAAACCACGCATACGCGACGGCGGAACCGCCGCCCTCCCGCATACGGTCAAACTCTGCGTTTTTGGCGCATAGAACGCGCTCGGAAAAGACGTAAACGCTGCGGGGGGGGGGTGTCCCTAAACAGCTCTATGTAACGTCGTTTCCCCTCCAAGAATGTGAGTTTGAGAAACATATAGCACTTGCAGCCCTCGTGCAGAAGTTCCAACGCTTTGAGCACAAATTCTGTCGCGTACTTGTACGGCGGGTTTGTCAGAATATCATGCTCGAACGAGAACAGCTTGCCCTCCTGTTTGAGGAAGTCCAAGACTAAATGCTGCTTTGCGTAGCCCCTGTTCTTGATGTCGCTGTTGAACACGTCGTAGCCGCGCTCCGTGAGCCTCTCGGAAAGATGTCCGCCGCCGCAGGCGCACTCCCAAATAAAACGGTGCGGCTTTTCGACCTCCAAGAGCTTGTCAATCGCTATCGGATCGGTTGCATAGTAGTCGTCCGCCTCCCTCTCGTTCTCCGTGTGATTGCTCGCCCCGAGGGTTTTCCAAACGGAATTGACGTTTCCGCTCCAATCTTTCGATGTCATTGCGCCGCCCTCCTGTACTGTCTTTTTCTTTGGCAGCTCTCATCAATAACCGCGTTGAGCATTGCCATTGTAGCAATGACGCGCTGCGACGCGATCTCCGCACAGTTCGCCCGCACGAGAGCCTCCGCCACGGGCGGACAGACAGCGTTGCCCATGCGGGCAATCTGTTTTGCTTCGCTGTACCGCTTTCCGATATGAGACTCGATGTCGATGATGTAATCGGGCGGGAAGCCCTGCGCAAGCATGAGCTCCCGCGCTTTGAGCATTCTCATTCCGATGTCGGATATGAAGTACCGCTCGCCGTCAATCTCCATAATGAGAATCTCATCGGCGGCTATCGAATAGCCCGCGTATTTATTCAGAAGCTCGCGGACGCACGCCCAATTCCCGAAGCCCTGCACCGCGCTCATTTTCTGCAAATACGTTTTGACGACATAATGTCTCGGTAAGGTCGTAACCGTAGGTAGCGGGTTATCGATGCGGGACGCATGGTCTACGCCGCCATAGTAATGCAGCAGGTTTGCCGCCGCCAACGCGCTATGGTCTATCGCTGTAACCGTCGGAGCGGGCTCCGCGAGACTTGCGCCCGCCTGCCGTGCTCCGCTGAAATACTTTGTCAGATAGCAGGCACTCATCGCATAACGCGGCGAGCCGTCGATTGTCATGATAGGTTTGCCTATCTCCTGCCCGCGAACTTCACCCTTTCCCTGTTCGGAATGATACTGAACAAGCGACGGGGCTGCCACATAATGTTTATTAACAGCCGTTTGCGTTGACATTGGATTGTTGATGTTCTGTGGTGAGTTTTCGTAGTTCATCTGCATAATAAACGGTTGCAGATTTTTGATCACGAATTTATCCAACCCTCGCGCGATCCTGCGCAGCGTATTCTCGGCAAGCTCTTTCTTGCGCCCGAATATGGACGGACAAGGGAGCGACCAATCTATGCACTCTGCCGCCGTCCTGTACGGCTTCCTGTCCTTTCCGTGCGCGGGCTCGGGAAACACGATAGGCTGCCCGTCCCGCCGCGCAACAAGATAAAACCTTTTACGAATAGTCGGCGCGCCGTAGTCGCAGGCTTTGAGCTCTTTCCATGCCACCGCATAGCCGAGCCCCGCCGCGAGCCTGTCGCCCTCCTCGCTGTCGGGCTCTATTTTCAGGAACTCGCAAGCCTCCGAAAACGCAGGGTGTTCCTTTTCAATTCCGCCCGTGAGCATTGCCACAAAGCCGTTGAATGTCTCTCCCTCTCGTGCGGGATCGGGGCGCATTTGCCCGTCTATCTCGATAAGCGGGCACCATGTTTTTATCTCGGGCACGTTCTCCATAAAGATGACGCGCGGCGCAACGCTCGACATAGCCCACCGCAGCACTACCCACGACAGCCCGCGTATTTTCTTATCGACGGGCTTACCGCCTTTTGCGCGGGAGAAGTGCTTACAATCGGGAGAAAACCACGCTATACCGACCGCACGCCCGCCCGTAACCTGTTCGGGATCAATGGCGAACACGTCCTCCTGAAAGTGGCGTGTGTACGGGTGATTGACCTTGTGCATGGCGATTGCGTCCGCGTCGTGATTGACCGCTATATCGACGGGATAGCCGAGCGCGAGCTCCATGCCCGTACTCGCTCCTCCGCCGCCCGCGAAGTTATCCACGACAAGCTCTCTGAACAGATTATCCTGAAACATCTTTGTCCTCCGTTTTCTCCTCTCTTTCGTATTTCTCGGTGTTAAAGTATCTGCACCCCTCGTGGTCGTCTCGGCACCGCTCGGAGCACCTCTTTTTTGTGCAGAACGCGCAGCAGAGCTGCTTATCCTCGCATGAGTTCGGAATCAAGCATTTCATACTCCCTTGACCTCCAAAGTTTTTATGTGAGACAGGCGGAAAGAAAGGTCTCCAATCGTGTACATTTTCGGCTTTTGAACGATAAACCCATTCCCGATTCCCATTCCAAGTTCCAAAACGCCCTCTCGCACATCGCCGTCAAAGAATGTAATTCTTACGTCCTTTCCCACATAGCTTTCTAAAAGTTCCCGCGTCAGTTTTCTTTTGCTGATTTTCATATTTTACCTCGCAGTATGCTCTTTGCAGCCGCGCGCAGGAACGCGCGCGGCGCACGGCGTTCTGTTACCCCAAAATCACGACTTTTCCCGCAGTAATCTCTTCGACGAGAGCGTTCTCGAAAAAAGCCCTGATATATTGTTTTGCCTTCATCTTCCACGCCCCGCCGTCTGCTTCATAGAGGGCGAACGAATTGCCGTCGCTGATACGGAACAGGAACTCCGATTCAGGCTGTATCACCTCGATAAAGGTACGGAACGGCGCGAGCTTGATGATAGGCGAGATTTTGACGTCGGAGGCGAGCATGGCTCCCTGTTTTGCCACCACCTGCTGCGTGATACCGTCGTCGGACGTTTCCACGGACTCGATGTTGGAAACCTTTTTGAGGAGCTGCAAGAGGTTTGCTGTGTGCTCTGTCTGAATGAACAGCGAACGGATCGCAATCACGAAACGCTCATAGTCATACCCTTTGCCGAAGCAGAATCTGTTGCCCTCCGCGACCGCGCTGTACGGCTTTTCTCTGTCTTTCTCGTCGTCAAGCGAAGTGATGACTGATACGCACGCCTCCGACTCGATGTTGATGTAGAGAGGCAGGACAAACCGCTGCATTTCCCGTTTGACGATCTCCACGATAGAGGACAGGTCAGAAAATCTGATCTCTGCCGCGATGTCCTTGCGAGGCTCGATCTCGACGAGGCTCTTTGTCGCAAATGTGCGACCGTTGCTCTCGATGACCTGCACCTTGTTCTCCTTGACGATACGTTCGATGTCGTTCACGATGTTGTTGTTTTCCATGACTTTATTCCTCCGATTTTTTGATTTTTACGATGTGGGTTTCGTGTACTTCGCCGAAGATGTCGGCTTGTCCGTCGATGTAGCCGCAGCCGCTCTCAACGAGCTGATAGCTGTTGTCAATCAGAGCCATTGCCATTTGCGAATGTACTGCGTTCGTTGGACGGAGCTGCTTTTTAACGGTGGTCTTGATATTCACCGTCGTTCTGTTGTTGACGGGCGTCAGGCAAAGCTCAACGGTGAGTTTGCGCGGCTTCTCGTCGGTGTTCGGGTTTTGAATGTTCTCTATGACCTTGACAAGCTCATAGTTGATACGCTCGATTGCAGCGGCATTGGCGAACTCCAAAACGCTTGTTACTTCTTTCATGCTGTTTGTCCTCCATTGATTTTTTAGAACGGAATATCTCCGTCGTCGTCAAACGCCTCTAATTGAGGCTTGCTGCCCCGTCTCCTCGGCGTCGGCTCATCATACTGCCCGTCATCGTCGCGGGCTCTCTGCGTCAGGAACTCGACGTCCTGCGCCACAATGTCAACGGCGGTGCGCTTTACGCCCTCTCTGTCCTCGTAGCTACGCATTTGAATACTTCCAACCACCGCGACCTTATGCCCTTTCTTGCAGTACCTTGCGACGTTCTCGCCTGTACCGCGCCATGCGGTTACCTGAAAAAAGTCCGTCTCGCGCTCGCCGTCCGACGAGGCATACTGCCTGTTCACGGCAAGACCGAATCGACACACGGCTATTCCGCTGTTCGTCTCCGACAGCTCGGGATCGCGCGTCAGATTGCCGATAAGAAAAACCTTATTCATCGTCCGTTACCTCCGATATTCTGCTGACGGACACCTCATACGCCGTCTTTTCGATTACGCCCTGTTCGGTCTGCTTCTGATACACGCGGGATTGCAGCCGACCTTTTACGTTGACGTGAGCACCGACGTCAAGCCTTGCAATCAGGCGCGCCGTCCTGCCCCAAATGATGAGCGGGATATAGTCAGACTTTTGCCTGTCCCTGTTGACCGCGAGCTGCACGTCGCAGATGTCGCGTCCGAGCGGCGTTGTACGGTGCACGGGAGGCTTACAGAAAAAGCCCGTAAGCTCAATCTCGTTTATGTAGTCCGTGTAATCTGCCGTCTCCAAAGCGAAAAATACAACAAAAAGTCTGCTTTTGCCGTCCACCACCCTGTTGTACGTTCTTACCTGCCCGACAAGAGAGATTCTGTCGCCGAAGTTCAACTCCTCGCAGAGCACCACGGGCAGATTGACAGGGATCAGGTCAATCGCCCCGCTCATACGCATGACGGACAGGTCAAACGCATAGAACATCTCCCCGCAGCAGTCGTACTTTTTCGGCTCCGTCGCAACCACGCCTGCCACCATAGCGGCGTTGTTTTCGTTTTTCATGTTTCCTCCGTTATGCCCCGTTCATCTTTGCCGCGGTGTACAGCGCAGACACGAGGTAATTTTGCTTGTTTTTTATTTCGCCGCTTGCGGCTTTGTCGTCCACTTCGATTATCAGGTTATAGAGAGCCCACCGTTTCTCGTCGCTTGTGAAAAATTCCACTACCGCCTGCATGACCTCCAATGTGCCGACGGTCTGCCCGTTGATTTTCTGCTGACGCTTTCCCTTGATGAGTTCAAACAGGCTCGTAAGCCTCGGCTTTATAATTGCGGGCGGCGAGGAAAAGAGGTCAAATGCACTCGTTCCTTTTTTTTTGAGCTCGTCCTCCCACATATCGCAGCGCATATTTATCTGATCCGTGTAAAACTCAACGCCGCTTTCAAAGTTCTCGTCTGCTGCTTGCGCTCTCTCCTCCGCCTCGTCATCGGGCAAGGTGGGAGGCGGCTCGGGCTCGTGTTCCTCGGGCGGCGGGCTGCTCCACCTTTCGCCTGCTGCTCTCTTTCGGGCGGCGGATATTTCAGCGCGCTTTTTAATGTTCCGCAGCACCCGCTCTGAAAATATCTTCCCTTTCTTCACGGTGAACAGGTCGTAGTTGTGCGTAACCGCATAACACAACTCGGGCGCGACTTGCAGGTCATAGGCGATATTGTCGAGATCGCTTTCCTTGATGTAACCTCCCTCCTCGTGCAGTATCTCTACAAAGCACCAATAAAAGCCTAAACCCTGCAAGCCGAAGTCCTTGCGTATGCCCCGTAAGCTCAACCTCGCACCGTAATCGTGTGGGAAATATTCTTTTGACATTTTGTACCTCCCTATAAGTACGCGCTGATTGTTACCTTGACTTTCGGCTCCTTTGCGTACTTTTTTACGACGGTGAGCTCAATCACCTGCGTATCGTCCATATATGCCACACCATTGAGCGCGTCGCAGATAATCTTTGCGATGTTGTCTGCGTCGGGCTTCTTTGTTGGCACGATCTCGCCCGCAAGTGCCTTGCCCGCCCGTTTGTTGGAAAATGACTTTGGAACAGGAAAGTACGCCTCTATCCGCACGCTCACGGGCTTGTCGAACAAGTCGTAGTCCGCAGGCTTATTCAGCTTGAACATCAGTTTCACCATGTTCTCGTAGGTTATATCTGCCTCAACCTTTACTGCCCGTGCAAACCCGTTGAGCGTAGAAAATTTTGGTCTGCTCTTGCCGACAGGCGCGCCCTCTATCTCAAAGTCCATTTTCAGCCCTCTGCGCCGTCCGTATCGGCAAAGAAGTCAAACTCGCCTTGTTCCTCGGGCGTCGGCTGATCTTCCTCGGGAGAGCCCGTTTCCGCCGCCTGCGCGGGCTCTGCGAACGCCGTCTCATCGTACTCAACGTACTCGGGCTCGCCGTTCTCCTTGATGACGGCATTGTCGCGCACGAAAGCGTCCTGCATTTCGATAGACATGACGCCCCATTGCGAGAGCAGATGACGGAGCAACGTCTTGAACGCCATTTCGTCAAAATTCTTGTACCAAAACGAGCTGTATTTGTAGAGCTCATTCTTCGGAATTTTGCCGTTGATGTAGTCATCGTACTTATCTGCGCGGAACGCGGGAGAGTATGTATCGGCGTGTTTGAGCATTTTCGCTTTCGTCCAATAGACCTGCTTTCGGAAACCGTTTAAGAGCTCGAAGTACGCCATGTAGCCCACCGTCGGCAGAGCGTCGCGTTCGTCGTCGTTTTCGATAAACTCAAACTTTTGCTTGCCCGTGAACTTGTCGCGCCCCTTATACTCGCCCTCTTTAATCTCGAACACGTCAATGTCGAGATACTGTCCCGAGCGCATTGCGAGCTGCTTATAGCCCTTTGCGCCGAGCACAAACTGCGCATTGGTCTCGATGACGTTGCCCTGTCTGTCCTTTTTGTCGAACGGGACGAGGTAATACTGCCCGAGCTGCGGGGACGGGGAAAGTCCGAGACTTTCACCCAAAAGCGCGCCCGAGAGGATAGACCTCTGTGTGCACTTTTGCAGCGTAGCGTTGGTGCTGACCGCCGAGATGATACTCGCGGTAAATCGCTGCGCGTTCTTTCCGACCGCCTGCGAGACGAGCCCCTTGATCTGCTCCTGATTCATGAAAACCGAAAACTTCGGCTGATTGTTTGAAAGCTGCCTCTGATTTGTCGTTGCTACTGCTCCGTTCATGATATATCCTCCTTAAATTGCCGAAAATCTGATCTTGTTCTCTTTGAGGAACCGTTGCAACGCTTTGAGCTGTTCGACGGTACCCTCCACTTGAAACCGCACTACCTGCATTTTGGGCGCAGGCGCGATAGTCTCTGTCTGCTCCTGCGGCATTTCCTGCGCAGCTTTTGCCGCCGCCTCTGCCGCCGCCTGTTCCTGCCTTGCTTTCATCTCCGCGACGCGGGCGCGCTCTGCTTTGAGCCTTGCGTCCTCCATGAGTGCGGCGGAAAGGTCAAGTGTGCGGAAGTAAAACGCTTTGACGAGCTCCTCGTCCTCCGACTGTAACGCCTCGATTGCCACGAGAGCGTTGCGGGCGTTCTCAAATACGGCGTCGATGTCCGCCTTGACGGACTTCATCGTCGTGGAAGCGTTCAACCACTTCGGGTTATGTATGCGCTCGTAGGGAATGAGCCCCGAGAAGTCGCCGACGGTCGCCTTGAAGTATTCGATGATCTCGTTCTGCTTTTCCTGCTGCTTGCGTTCCTCGAACGCCTTGACCTGCGCGTCGATTTCCGCGACGGTGCCCTTGACCTTTTGCAGCACCTCGTCCACCTCGCCCTTGAACTTCTCATACGGGGCATTATAGACCTTGCCGATTCTGATACGCTCGTCGTTGAGAGCCTTGCAGAAAGCGTTAAGCTGCGCCCTGTCCGCTTTCGCCGTAGCGATTTGAGAGTCGTCGTAGGTTACGCCCTTGTACTGTTCGAGCGTCGCCTCTACCCTTGCGAGCAGCTCCGCGTTGTTCCACGCGATCATCTTCGGAATAAGCTCCTCGACGGGGCTTTTCAGAATGAGTGCCAATTCGTTTGCCATAAGTTTGTCCTCCAAAAATTTGATTTTTGTTACTCTTTGTAAATCGGGGGCAGGATCAGCGGCGGTCTTTGTTTCCGCTCGACATAGCCCCAAAACTCTTTTTCTCTCGTGTAGAGGTGTTTCATGTCCTCCATGAGAGCCCTGCGCAGGAACGGATAATGCCTCGTGATGAGCTCGGTTTGCTCGTTCCTGCCCGTCTGCTTGATTTGCACTTTGAGCCACGCAAACGTCCAACCGAGCGTAACGAAATAGTGCAGCACCTGCGCGTAGTAATACTCGGGAATATGCCCGTCCCATTTTTGCAGGGAGGCGGCGGAGTGTGTCTCCGTGGTCTTTACCTCGATAAAGCCCCGCGCTTTCGTCGCCTTTTCCGTCAGCTCCGCGTCAAGCGAGGCGAACATAAAGCCCCTGCGATACACCGTCTGTTTGTCCTGTTTCACCCGATATTGCGGGTAATCAAGCGCAAACAGCTTGACGAGCATATCCTCTGCCTTTGTACCGTACTGTACCTGCGGCTTATCGGAGATGTCCTCGGGCTCACGAAAGCCGACTTTTTCCTCCCAAACCTCTACGTTTGACTTGAACGGGGACAGCCCGAGAATTGCCGCTGCGTCCGAGCCGCCTATGCCCGTTTTACGGAACGCCTGCCACTCGGGAGAGCCATGTTTCAGCCTGATTTTTTCAAGTGCCATTTTGCCCTCCCGAGACAGAAAAATGAGCCTATCTGAAATGCGCGAGAACTTCGCGCCGCCCCGCCGTTCCCGACGAGCCCATGCGCAAAGATATTCGCCACCGATAAGCTCATTGTTTGCCTGATGTTATTCATTGCCCTGTCTCCTTTCGTTCGTTATGATCGCCGTCAGTCCTCAAACGCGCCTGCGGCGGTGCGCTCGTTCATGCCGCTATTGAGGCAAGTTACATACCGCTGCATTTGCCTTTCAGCGACAAGCTCCTGTATTCTGTCCCACTCCTTGCGAGTTACGCGCCCGCCTCTCATTCTGCCGAGCAGCTCCTCGACTTCATCGACTCTTGCCTGTATCTCATCGGCTTCGTCTCCGAGCTTTCGGCTCAATTCCCTGTTTTTCTCGGCGAACGCCTCATAAGCACGCTCGTAAGCCTCGTCGCGCTCGTTCATGAGCTTCGTCCTCATGCTATCGAGATTGAAAAGTGCGCTTTCTACCTGTTTGAACGAGATTGTTTTCATTTGTGTTTCCTCCTCAAAGCCTTGACTTGTTGGCGGCGAAGTAAAAAGCCGTCTTGTATTCTCCGCCTGCCTCATCGACGTACTCGATCTTGAAAGCCGCGTCCACGGTTTGACCGAATTTGCCGCTCCATTCCTGTACCGACACAGAACGTATCTCCGAAAATTTGTGCTCGCGTCTGAACTGCCTGATTGCGTTCATCATCAACTGTTCCATAGCTACCTCCTGTCAGACCGTAGCGACGTACAGCTTCACGACGCCGTTTATGCGCGTGAGCGCAAAGCTCTTGATGTCAACCTGCGGGACGCCCGACTGCACGATGTGCTCCTCGAACTCCTCGCTGCTCATTCTACGCCCGTCGATGATGATCTCGGACGGAGTGCCAAACCCTTTTTCGCTTGCCATTTGTATGTCCTCCTTATTTCGCTTTCGCGTATTCTCTGAACTCTTCCTCGCAGGCTGCGCGCAGCTCCGTAACGACGCCGTCCCGCAGCTCGGGAGAATCTGCCTGAATTTTGCGGCGAGCCCTTGTAATGCTCTCCATTTGCCGCAGGCTGCCGTCTGCTGCAAGCTCGGCGAACGAGCGCGTCGTGTCGATTCCCATGCGTTCAAAGCAACCCATGAGCAGAGCCGTATCGCTCTTTCTTGCCACCTCGTTCTCCGTGAGCTCCGCGCGCACGATTGATTCCAACCTTTTCAAGCGTTTCATGCTGTCGCCCTCCTTTATGCCGATTTTTGCGTGTTCGCCGCAATAGCGTCTCTGATAAGCTGCCTTACGAGGGTACTCATCGAAAGCTCTTTTTCGGCTGCGAGCTTTTTGAGCTCCTCGTGGGTAGCGGCTGAAAGGCAGACACCAAGATACACAGCGTCCTTTTTCTTGCCCATAAGCTATACCTCCGTAAAACAAAAAATAGGTCTGCCAAGTCAAGGCAGACCTATCAAGCCGTTTTATGAGGATTAAAAAAATAGGCTTGCCTTAACTCGCAAACCTATTGTAGAATAACATTTGTGATTTGTCAATCGTTTTTTAGTAACTTTTCCAAAATTTCTAAAAATTTTTTTGGTACTGCTGTTTTGGGCATGAAAATAGCCCCCTCTCGGGAGCCTGACCTCGTAGATGACTTCGCAATATCCATGTTTTATGTGCGAATGGGTAGCAAGAAACTCCCCTACCCGTCCTGTGCAGGGGCTTTATGCTCTCCGTGAGAGCCTTACGCAACTTTCCGCTTGATAAACCGCACACACGGAACGTCTGTTTGTCCTGCTTTCAGAACAGCCATAAGTTCGGCTCTCTTTTGCAGCGGCGTAAACCACACTCGTTTTCCCTCTCTGTTTCTCAACGAGGAGTGCGGGCGGTTGTTGTATCTGATGTTCCATTCTGCCATTTTCTCTTTGAGCTCATCATAGGTCTCAAAGGTCATTGTCCTGTAAAAGTTCTCACCGTCTGTGCGGTGGGATCGCTCCACTTTCCCGTTGTGGCGCGGAGTGTATGCCCTGATAAGCTGATGTTTAATTCGCAGCTTGCCGAGCAGCTCGTCCAAGATGTGTACTTTCTTGCAGTCTTTGCGGTTTGTGAACTCGCCGCCGTTGTCCGTCTGAATGATGTGCGGGAGATACCCGAAGTAAACAATCGCACGCTTCACAAAGTCCGCCGTCGCCCGCGCAGACAGTTCGGGGTAAGGGTACAAAAACCGTTCGCGCGTCGTCTCGTCAATCATCGTGTACTGATAAAAACGTGCATTGCCCGCCTCCAATCGCTCTTTTGCCGCACCCCTGAAACACTCCCGCGGAACATACTTGACGTCCATAATAATTTTCCCTTTATCTGCTTGACTTTTCATAGCTGGTCTCTCGTGTAAAGTGTCTTACAGTTATAGCACACTTTTGAGCCAATTTCAAGTGTTTATCAAAAGTCCTCAATGCGTGCAAGCGCGTTCTCGGTTACACCGAGAAAAAATTTTTTGAAAAAATAAAAACAGACCGACTGACCGACATTCTCCCCCTATAACCCCCTCATAGCTTATAGTAGTCTGTCAGTCAGTATGATTCTTTCTTTTATATTTCTCTTTCTATTTGTATTTGATTTTATTTTTATTTGCATAATTTTGCATTGCATTTGCATAGCAAACCGTATGCACGAGCTTTACATTTGCTATACACTTGCATTGCATTTGCATACTGTTTGCATAAGGGAAAAACCGCCGAGCGGTTTTCTTTGCACTATTTCCGATGAAAAAATCGTCTGAACAGCCTCCGTATTCCAAGCGTGATTGCGATACAAAGAGGTATCAGCGGCGTAAGCGGCAGAGCCCAAAACGCCATATATGCGGAGGAATACGTCAGGTGCCACGGGTTGCCTGTAATGAAGTACAGGAGACACCCTGCCCACGTCGGAGAGGTCATGACAGCATACACGACAGCGAAGATGAGCCAATTCCGCCAATCTTTCAGCGCGGAGCCGATATACTTGATGAGCCTGACCGCCCAATCATACAACCGCAGAATCCACAATGTCAGTGGTTTCCGCCGCCTCCATAGCGGGAGCAGCAGGCGCGGCGGTTTTCTGTTCATTTTCATCTGCGACCTCCGCCGCCTCCACGAGCGGCTTTGGCGTCGGGTTTTCCTCGACGTAGTGTATGAGCTGCCGCATGAGGTCAACCTGATCGTTGATATAATTCACAGTATGCACGATAATATTCTCATATCCGTTCTTATATCCCGTAAAGCCGTTGAGCACAACAGGGAAGAGCTTTAATATACACTCCGCGAAAGTTCCCCATGTCAGGTTTGCTTTCGGATTCAGCGTGATTACAGTCATGAGGATCGCCAAGCCGAAAGTCAAAAAGAATTTCATGGCATACCCTGCCCTGCGCCTTTTTTCAGGCTCAACACCGAGAGGGCTCCTGCGGGCAGAGCCTCTGCCGCGTTTCAAAATCATCTCGGGAGTGAGCTTTATCGGCTTGACTTTGTTCGCGGCAAGAATCGCCTCTATTTGCGATTTTGAAAGAGACGTTATCTGTTCGAGCTCGACTTTATCTCTCCCTACATACTGCTCCTGATAAACGGAAAACTCTATGCCTACCTCTGTAAGCAGGGAGTTCCGCGCATTCCGCAATTCTTCCTCTATGTAATATCGACAAAATTCAGGCAATCGTCCGTGCATTTTTCTGTCAATGATTTCTCGTTTCAGGAGGTCGTACTGACTTTTTGACGAAAGATATATCTCACTCCGCCTCCCTGCTCGAATGCCGCTTCCCGATCCGTTTACATACATCGCATAAGAGCAGAACAGGAACACGAAAAACGAGAGACCAAGTATAGCCCAATCGAACGCGGTCATTATGCTGACATCTGTCGTAGATACGACAATGGCAACAAAGATAATGAACGTGCCGACGGCGGTGCCTGCGTAGTTCATCGCGCCACGCAAGATTTTCTTTTTTGTTCCCGTCGTTTTCTCGATAACATCGTCGAGCCGCTTATTCTCGCCCCGCTCAGGGACATTGTTCTGCTTTATCGGCTCCATTATGTACTACCCCCGTTCCCGTCCCCGTCTCCTTGATTTTTCGGCGGGTCATATTTATCACCGATTTTATACAGCCCTGCGCCGATTACATTTGCGAGCGCGCCGATTGCACAGATCACAAGCATTTCGTCTATGATTGCCCGCAGCGCAATGAGTGCAACGAAGATAATACACCACATCACCCACGCGGACGGGGACTTAAAATACGCCTTAATCTGCTTGAAAAAAGGAATGGCAGAAAGGAACGCGAAAAGAACGAACAAGCCCGACACGGTAGCCCCTGCGCTCCTATCCACCCACACAGGGAATTGCGATATTGTAGCCGCGAGAGGAGCCCCGACATCGAGAACAAGCGCAGAGATTTTGAGTATCTTCCCTTTCGTTGTTCTTTGCATGGCTTACCCCTCCTTGTTTTCGCCCACCTCTGCCGTTTCCTCCGCTGTTTCCGCAGGCTCGGCAATTTCTTTGAGCTTGTCCTCGTCTCCGACGAGTTTCAGAACGTCCGCATATTTCAGGTTTACAAGGTCTTTGACTCCCTGCGGAATATTTTTCGAGTTTGCATATACCGTCGTCAGAATTTCGAGTATAGCCTTTGTTTGCGCAAACGCTGCGAGCAAGGTCTTGTATCGCTCGCTCTCGGTAGCGTCAAAATTATTCAGCGCTTTCTCGAATTTATTGTAGCCCTCAATAAGTTCGTTTGTTACGTTGACGACGCTTTTCTGCGAGCTAACCGTGTTTGCAACATCGTCCTTAACGGTAATAATATTCTTGCCGAGCTCGACGAGCTTCTTTTTTTGCTTTACCCGCTGCGCGATCAGGCAGGCAACAAGAACAATATCGCCGATGACTGTCAAAATCTCCGTAGGATTCGCCGTTACCCACTCCCATATCCTGCCAAAGAATGTAGACTCCTCAACAGGCTCGACGGGCGCGATAGGCTCCGACTGCTCTTCTTGTTCTTCCTGCACGATTTCGGTGCCGTCCTGCGGCAATTCCTCCGCGTGCGTCACAGCCGACGCTCCTACCCCTATAAAGCAAATAGCAACGCCGAGCAGGAACACAAGTGCTGCGCAAAGTAAACCGCGGGAAAACAGCTTTTTGGACTTCATCATTGCCGAACACCTCCTATACAATGTCGTACCCTTCAAGTAGCTTGTTGAGTTTTGTTTCAAGCTCCGAGTATTTGTCGGAAAGTTTTTTATGCACTGTCGTAAGGTCGGAAACTTCCTCTTGCAGCTTTGCGATTTTCTTCTGCATATCCATGTCGTCGGGATAGATGAGAACGGCACCACAGTCTGTAAGACGCTTTGCGCAAAAGCCCTCACAAAACCACCTCTGCGACCGCATAGAGCCGTCGAGCACGGCGACCGTTACTTTGGTCGAGTCGTTCAGCCAATCGCTCTCAATGCCGCACAGACCGTCAGACAGAGCCTTGTATGCGCTCTCTCCGTCGTCTCGCTCAAAGATAGCCGTTGCTTTTTCGGGCGCGCCCGCAAAAGAGATATACAGCATATCTGAAACGAGCTCGGGCGTCCTCGTCATTATCACACCGCTGTTGCCGTTAAGTAGCTTGTATTCCATTTTCATTTCCCTGCTCCTTTTTGGTCTGCTTGTCTTTTTTCGCCTTGCAGCCATGCTGCGGACAGGCGGCGGACTTCTGAAGCGGAACGGCAAAGCCCCTCCCTTTCCTCGTCATCGTAAAAATAATCGAGAAGCCCCGTAAGCACACGACAGCCGACGATTGCCTCGCGCTGAAAGCGTTGCCGCTCTTTCCGTTCGTTATCGTCCGATAGACTGCACTCATCGGCTCTGATAAGATTTTTGTAAATCTCTACCGCCGTTCCTCCGAAAAGCTCCGCCCCGAAGTGATCGTCTCCAATAAAAACGGACGACAACATTTCTATGCAGGTACAGACAAGTACCCGCGCTTTTGCGATTGACGCATTCATTGCACACCTCTAATTATAATTCGCTATCAACTTTACAACAAAGTTTCCCACGCCCGCGCGTATTCTTGCGTTACCTCCTGTTCATCGTCTGTCCCGCCCGCGACATTTTTATTATGGTGAATTTTGACAGGACAAAACCGAGGTTCCGCTTATCCGAGCCATTCGGGCTTTTGCGGCGCGACGCCCGTCGCCGGCGCGTC